GGCTTGGGGGAGCGGACCCCTGTCCTTTCGGACAGTACCTTTTGCGTAAGTTACTTACCACACAGTGAACTGTTGACTTTGACTCAAGGAATTATAACTCTCCCAAGAGTTTGAGTACTTTGAGAAAACTTTCAACAACGAGTTTGATTTAAGGAGTTTCATAGCCTTTATTACAAGACTAGAATTGTAATGGATGTTTATTTTCTTTGTCCTATTAAGATAATTCTTCATTGGATCATCTTTAATAAGATAAGATCTTAACTCATCTATACAACTTAAATCTAAAGCACCAGTGTAACGATCTAATAGATTGTGACATTGGTAAGCGAGTAATGATTCTATATCTTTAGTCATTCTTGTAAGAGCCACTGCAATCGGTAAGTCACCACCAGTTGGTAGTCGAGAGTAACTTCCTCGCGGACCTGCAAGATTATACATCTCACTGATTTTCGTATCCCAGTTATGTTTAACTGCGATATTATATCGGTGAAGTATCGTCTTTCGCCCTTTTATGATTTCATCATACAGTAATATACCAATAGCCTCTCGTAAAATAAGAGGACCATTGTGTGTGTTACAAGATATGTTGACGAACCATGTAGGCCAATTTTGGTTCCTACAATCGTTCAATCGATTCCCTATAACGTAAGTTATAGGAATATCATAACAGAGCAAGGTTTTATATCTGTGTTTCTTCTTAAATTTGTAAAAATCTTTGAAGAATGGAGATATAAGATTATCAAAGAAGTTGGGTGCCGTAATCAGGTCTCTTACATGAGCCCACCCATGATTTTCTAAATTTCTTAGTAGTTCAGCAACCTGAGAAGGATCCTTTGCTGTTTCGGTCAATCCACTTAAGGTAAAGGGTGAAAACTCTTTACCTTGGTAGAAATACCGACTGGCAAAAGATAATATATTATTACCAACTAAGGTTTTTGAGTCTGAGATACTTATACCAAGTGTCTCAGTTATTAAGGATTTATAATTAAGGGCAGTGTCCTTATCACATATAACAATATCATCACCTAATAAGGCATAATCCTCAAAAGGGAGATTTCTTCCAGCTCTTTTAGCTGAAAGTTGCACTATGATGTGATGTGATAAAGAGAAGACTGGCCAAGATGAGTACAACCCTAAAGGTTGTCCTACCCTAT